GATATCCATTTTCAAATTGTACAACAACAAGAACAAGGTAAAGGCTGCTGCCAGTGCACCTGTGTTGCTGGCCGGACTTTTCAAGTATTCCACAATGTTGCCAAATTTCTTGGGTGTGACCTTGGTCTGCAACCAGTCGCCAAACCCAGGCAACAAGTTATCAAAGTTACCACTGGTTTTGATTCTAAAGTTGATGTAATCCACGCACAATTTTGCCAGGTCTGTAATCTGCTGTGCTCGCAGTTCTGCAGGGTTGAACAATGTGGCAATGGCACGACCGTCCCCACTGTTGGCCACAGATTTGATTTGTTGGATCAAGGCAGCGTCAGGCACAATTTCTTTACCACCAATGGGTTCAATCAGCAACAAGCCGGGCACTTCATTGAAACGCACACCACTCAGTGGCTGACGTGCATCGCCTGCGTCTGCATACATGGAGTGCATGGCAATACCTGTGTTGCTGGCACCTATGCGTTGACCCAAGGAAGTTTTGGCCGGAATTCTGTAGGGCACAGTATTGGGCGTGAACACATAATTGCCAGCTTCCAAGGGCGGCGTGCTCATGTACAACAAATCGCCCTTGACATAACCGCGAAAGTTTGTGGGCAAGGCTGCTTCTAACTTGGGCCACAGTGTGGCGTACAGTTGGATCAACTCGCCGCGAGCACCTGAGCGTGTGCCTTGTATGTCAGCCATCATGCGTGGACTTGTGGCCAGGCCATCATAGCCCTTGGCTTCAAAGCCCGACCCATCTGTCAGCACAAACTCTCCGGTGTCGGGCTTGCGGCCAAATATCACAGCAGGTTTGCCGTCCCATTTTACTGTGGTGGTCTTGGTGGGTGCATCGGCTGCCGCGGCCACAATTTGTAGTGCTTTGGTCACACCAGACAACCCGCTGCGGAACACATAGTCTTCCAGGTGCTCTATGCCCTTGGCACGACCACCCACACCAGCTTCTTCAGCTTCGTAGATTTGATAAGGATTGGCACCGCCACGTTCTACTAGTGGTTGCATGCCTTGGTTCACAATTCTATCGCGCAGGCGTGCCAGGAAGTAGCTGTCTGTATCTTCTGTCACAGCGTCAGGCTGTGGTAAACCTTCTTTGGTCAGGTACTCACGGAAGTCTTTTATCTTGACTTCTCGATCTTTGTCTTTTGCCAGTGCAGCAAATATAGTTTCCACTGTGCTGAGATCAGCTTTTGTAGCACTGGGTCCAAGAATCATTTTTGCTGCTTGATCAACATCCATGGTGATCAATTGTTTGGTGGCTCGGCTGATCACGCCATTGCTGCCCAGGGTAAGTCCGTAGTGCTTGGCCAGGCTTGACATCAACACAGCACGGTTCATGCCTTTGTAGGCTGAGCCTGTGCCCTGATTGTAGTAGAATGTGCCCCAGTCTAGATTGGGAAAGAACATAAAGTCTGTTTGCACATAACCCAGTTCAGGACGTCCTTGAATGGGTGTACGCAAATGAACTTCGCCGCCCTTTTTGATCCATTCAGCCGGTGGCAGTTTGTGTCCCACTATCCATTGTGTTAGTTTTGCGGCCAACTCATCTTTTGATATTTTGTTGGCATCTACTGCAAGATCCATATCACCTGACGTGGCAGCTTTGCCTGTTGATCCCAACCAGTGTTCACGTGGAAACTCTATGCCTGTGAGTTGTTCAATCCAGGCCACTGTAGCAGGCACATCGCTTTGATTGATGCGACCTGTGAGTGGCTGGCCATCTGCATCCTTGAACACATTGCCGCCTTCTAGTAGTGTGCGTAGGCTTTTCATAGTTGTCTAATTTTTTTCAATAGTGTTCGGCTGGGATCAAAACTTTGACTCCAAACAAGTGATTCTTTAAGTCTGCCTGCCAGTGCTAGTTTAATGGCATCTTGTTCACTTGTTCCTGGTGGTACTTTAGCTGCCATTGCCGCAGATTGTGGAGCTGTGAACCCCATTTTTATCAGCGCCTGTGCTACATCAGATGGTTGTTGAGCAGCTGGTGGCTGTTGTGCTGGTGGTTGTTGCTGTTGTTTCTTCTGGGGAGCAGTAACTTGATTCGCATTACTGGTTTGTTGCTTGATAATTTTTGTGGCTTTTTGTTCAGCGCCTGCTGCCAGATTAAGTTCGTGATTGCCAATTTGATACCGGCCGTTGGGGCTCATGGAAATAGCAGGTGGTCTTCCATCTTTGAACTGGTCTTTGATGATGTTACCAATTAACTTGTCTGTTGTGTCCTGCATGTTTAGTGCATAATCCCCAATTCTGAATGTTCCGCCAGGGATACTGGTAATAAGTGGCATTTTTTTGCCAGCAGCATATTCAATGGACTTGGGTCGATATGTCAACAGCGATCGCATGTCGTATGAGGCCTGTGATAGGTCTTGCCAACGCTGTAATTCAGCGGCTGGGGCACTTTTAGGAGCATTGAAATTCAATATGGCTTTTATGGCATTGTCTAACTTTGCCACTTGTGCCGCTGCTTCTTGTGTGGCGTTGCCATCTACTAATTCTGGAAGTTTTCTATATTCTTTGCCTAACTTGCCTTGCAGGAAGTTGGTATACACTTGATTCATCAAACTTCTGGCCAAGGCTTGTTTGGCCGGAGTAGATAGTTGCGCAGAACCGGCTACCCCGTTCTGTTGCAGTGCGGTGGTCAAGGCCTGATTCCACTTGGCCAGTTCTTGGCGTGCCTGTTGACTAATTAGCGGTGCAGCGGCCTTGGCAGCGGCAGCACGTTGATCACCGTAAGCATTATTATCGCCAGTGTCGGGCATGCTAAGTCCAACTGATGCGGCATTTTGTGCTGCCAATTTGTTGCCCAAAGAACCCACTATAGCAGCCATTCTAGATCCTTTGACCCCAGGTGTGCTAGGGGCTGCCGCCACAGGCACAGGTTTGGCATCAGTTGACGTATTAGATGCAGGTGCAGGTGTAGCTGGTATGGCAGCAGTGTCTTGATAGCTTTGTACACCCTGCGCGGCTTGTCGTGCTGTGGGTGCTACTGAACTAGGTTCGGGTGCAGGAGCTGCTGGTTGCTGGGTCTGAACCGCTGGTGTACTGGGCGTTGCTGGCGCAGGCAATGCTGGCGTGTCAGGCTTGATTTTAGCATCAACGTCAACAACATTGGGATCATAATTTGTGCCAATTTGTTTTGTGGCCTTGGGACCAGACAATCGTGCCGGTGCATCAATTGTTTGTAGTTCAGGAGCAATGGCGGCTGGTGTGACAGCTCCTGCTGCAGGTGCAGGCAGTTGTGGTGCGGCAGCGGACTGCGGCGCACCTTTGACGCTGGGAGTGGCGGTGTATTGTGGTTGCACACCTGGACCTACTCCTGTACCATAGTTTTTCTTGGGCGGTGGTCTATTGGGATCATACTCTTTGAGAGTGTGCGTTTTGTGCTGTGTGAGTTCAAAGATCTGCATGAGTTCTCCTGACAGATCGCGAAAACTTTCCGGTGTCCCTATGGCGTATTGCATTCAGCAATTTGCGTTGTAAATTCTCAGCTTGGTCAGCGGGAAATTCTGTATCAATCTGCTCCATCAAGCGAATAGCACTCTCGATTAGATTGCTGGCACGAGTTTCAATGATCGCACGACGATCACGTTCTATGTACAAGCTGTCTAGTTCTTCTAAGATGCTGCGTGTTTTTTTCTGCATTTGTTCACGGGCCTTTGGATTATTTAGCGGAAATGCTATTGCAATAAATATCTAACACAAGGAACCAGTATGACCAGTCAAATCAATCCCAACAATGTTGATGGTAATTATCCCATAGCCGGTGTGAGCAACAACACCCAAGGCATGCGTGACAATTTTACCAACATCAAACAGAATTTTCAATACGCAGAGAACGAAATAGATGATCTGCAATCTAAGGCTGTGTTAAAGTCTGCGCTGACTGGTACCACATTAGACAACAACTTGGGCAACAACCTGGTGTACAATGCTCAAGTACAGGGCATATCTGGCACCCTTGTGCAGATTGCCAACACATCAGGGGCAATTACCCTTGATGCCAGTGCAGGACCGTTTCAAAGCATTGTGATGGCCAGCAACATAAGTTTGGGATTTACAGCCAATACTTGGCCCATTGCCGGAACTGCTGGCAAGGTTCGATTACAAATCACCGGCACTTCAGGACAAACTATCACACTGCCATCTGCAGTGAACAACGGGATAACAGGAGTTCAGGGCATCAGTGGCAATGTGATTACTCTGGCAGCAACTGGCACATATCAATTTGATTTTTCAACCACAGATGGTGGTACCACTGTTACCTTCTTTGATCTAAATCGTCCACTAAATTACTACACAAATGATGTCACTGTTGCCAGTACCACGGTGAGCAGCAGCAGTGGGTCCGGTGCATTGATAGTCGCTGGTGGAGTTGGCATTGGTGGTAATTTGTATGTGAGTGGCAACATTGTGGGCAGTATTGTGGCTACCGGCAACACATTTGCTGGTAATACCACTGTTGGCAATTTACTTACTGCAGGATTTGTCAGTGCTACAGGCAATGTCACTGGCGGCAATGTGCTCACAGGCGGACTTGTTTTAGCCACAGGCAACATCACAGGTGGCAATTTAAATGCTGCTGGACTCAGCTTGAGCGGCAATGTGGTCAGTGCCGTCAATCTCACAGCAAACATCACAACCACTGCTAACATCGCAGGAGGCAATTTAAAATCATCTGGCATCATGAGTGCCACTGCCAATGTCACTGGTGGTAACATACTTACAGGTGGATTAATTTCGGCAACTTCTAATATCACTTCAACTGCCAACATCACAGGTGGGAACATACTCACAAGTGGACTGATTTCAGTCACTGGCAATGTCACTGGCGGCAACGTCAACACCGGTGGTGTGGTTAGTGCTACGGGCAATGTCACTGGTGGCAACGTCAACACTACCGGCGTGGTCAGTAGTTCAGGAACCATTGTGGCCACAGGAAACATATCCGGTGGTAATGTGATCACTGCCAATGTCTTTTCAACTACTCATACTGGATCCACTGTGGGTGTGACAGGTAACATCACTGGCGGTAATGTATTAAGCAGTGCTGTGGTATCTGCTGTGGGCAATGCTACCATACTGTCCGGTACTGTTGTTCCTGTAGGTGGCACAACTGGTGCAGGTTACAAAATGTCCAGCACCACTAATCTTGGTATATTTTTTGGTTCAGGTGCACCCTCATTGAGTGCCGCCCAAGGATCACTGTATTTGCGCACAGATGGTACCACCACAAACAATCGCATGTATGTCAACACCAATGGTGCAACCACCTGGACCCCGGTGACCACTGCCAGTTAACCAGTTTTGATCTTGCCCAGCAGTTGTTTTAGTTTTGCACTTTGAACATCTGCTGTGACTTTGCCTGGTTCCGCACTGTCCCATGGAGGTGTGTCTTTTTCATCTCCAGCCTGGCTAACTTGACTGCGGGCCTTGATTGAGTCCATGATGGATACAGATGGTTTCTTTGAATAAGCATCTCCATCTTCTCCGCCTTCGTCAGTAATGCGCATGGTTTCAATGTTGTACTCCAGATCAATTTTTTGACCAACGCCGGTCGAGCTTCGAGACTTCATACACTGTATCTGATACTTACCACGCTCTTTCATGGCGCGACTTGTGAAGATACCAAACACATTGTCTGCTGTGTTGATTTTAGATATACCACCCGAAATATGACTGTGGTCAAATTCAATTTCTTCCACAGCTGATCGATTCAACTGCGACGCAGTTACCATCAAGAATCCCAGTTCCTTGGCCAAGTTACGCAGTTCTTCACTCACATACTTGTCTTTCACAAACAGGTCATTGGGTGAAACTTTGGCACTGACTGGCATCAACAAGTCCAAGTAATCAATCATCACAAAGTCCACACGCCGGCCTGTTTGTATTTGGTACTCTTTCAAGTACGCACGTATGTCATTGATGTTGCTTTGTGCCGGCAAGCCTTTGACTTGATAGTTGCCTGCCTTCTTGGCCACTAGTTTGACCTTGAGTTCTGTTGTGTCTATGTCCTTGCGAATGTCCTTGGTGCTCATGTTGGTCAACATAGCGTCAGTTCGCAAACTTGTGAGTTCTTCACT